AAACTTAGTTGCCTCATCCATTGCCTTTTGTATTTTTTCGGAATACTTATTAATTAATCCCTTTTGTTCCGTTCCGAATTTTGAAAGGTCTCTTGTAATTAATTCTATTTTTTGAACTAGATTACGGATATCAACTTGCAATCCTTTAATTTGATTAGGTCCATCACGTCTTGGTTTTGCTTCAACAGTTTGAATTTTTCCTTCACGTTCTTGACTTACATCTGGAGCAACACAAAAAGCGTGATTTTGATTATTAAGCGCATTTATAATTCTTGGTTGTGGATCCTGTGTATTACTTGCTGGTGTAGATTGAGGTAAAGGTTGTCCAGGTGTTGGAATTTGTTCTGGGGATCCACCACCAGTAGTTCCGGGAGATTTTACTTGAGTTGCAGTAACTTTCTCTTTATTTTCCTTAAGAGCATATTGAGCTCTCCTATCAAGTTTTTCGTACCCATCAAAGGGAAGAAAAGGGACTGGAGGAACATTTCGCATTACTGCGGTATATTCATTATACCCAATAACTCCCATAATAACAGGAACTTGCCCTTCTTCACCGTCCATAAAGAACCCAAAGACAAAAGTTCCTTGTCTAAGTTGAGTTGATTCAGATGCCGTTGCTCCTCCAGAACCTGCAGTCACAGGATACATTACAGTTGCCCAAGGTAGATCATTATCTTTTAATGCCTCAGCATCCGCAGTATGATATCCCATAATGCGGACTCTATATCTTTCACCAAATCCTTTATGGTCTGAATTAGATAAAGTTCTTCTTCCAGGTTGGTTGGTCTTCCACATTTTGGCATCGGCAATTTGACCGACCCACCAAACAAATCCGTCTCTACCTAAAAAATGTTTCTTAAATAATTCGTGTTCAATCATCATATACTCTACACTCTAAAGCATCTGGGTTAGCATCACAATACAACTCTAATGGTGTTGGATCATAATTTTCATCCGGATGATTTACTTGATATTGTTCAAGTGCCTCAAGTTCATCTTCAAGATGACGACGACGTTGACCATTAGTAGTTGGATTATTTAATTCATCTAAATCATCATTAATATGTTGTTGAAGTGTTCTGTCCATTTTACTTGATGGTAGTGCTATTGAATGAATCACGAACAAGTGTTAAACTTGTATAAGTATCATTTGGAGTAATCCTATGACATAGACTGGCAATTAAATAAAATCCTTTTGTCTCTTTATTTGGTTGTTTATTTTTCTTTTTATCTAGATCGGGAAAATCACATTCAATTATATCACCTGCCCTAAGACTAAAATCACCTGGAATAACAATGTTAGTCTTAATTGTATATAGTTGATTATACCTCATAATTGCCTGAACCATTGTCTGAGGGGCATCAAAATTAGGTTGAGTTGGTTTATTTTTCCAAGTTTCAAGTTGTTTATCTGGAGTTGTTCCTGATGGCAAAGTTCCAAAATCCAAAAGTAAATTCATAAATCTTGATGGTGTTTGCGTAAATTCATCAGGAACAAACAAGACATTATCTTCTGCTGGATTAATTTTACTTTTTTGATTATCTTTTAAATTATAATTTCTTATTTCATAATCCATTGCATAAAAATCAAAAAATAAACTGCGGTTTGCATAAGTTCCCATTGAAAGATTTTTTTGCAAATCCATATCTCTTTCAATTTCAACATAGGTAATCTTAGAAGTATATTTTGTATCTCCTTCTATATTTGGAGCATTAGTATAAACAAATTTTTTGCCTCCTTTTGGGCTTTGCTTTAATAAAACATCAATAGCTTTGAATTTAAATCCATCATAAGTTTCAAAAAAGAAATACCCAGCAGCACCGTTAATTCCATTTTTTCCTATTTTTTCTGGAACACTTTTAGATGCTAACCAAGTGCAAACGTAGAAAGGTTTTCTATCATTACCTATAAAATTATAAGGAAGAACTGTTGGATCAATATCAAGATTTTTCTTTGTTTTTAAACCTTTGGGGTCTTGCAATATTTGTGTAATATTATCAGATATTTTTCCATCATATCTTTTAACAACTCTAGACTGTTCATTTGCCAAAAATTCTCTAGTACATAATTCTAACATAAACACATCTTTGGATGTTCCAGGACTAACATTTTTTATTCTATTAATATAAAAACTGTGAGTGCTGAATGATAATTGACTGGGCGTTTGCTGAGAATCTTCAAATTGAACAACAACTCTTTCACCTCCTCTGATAGGAATTCCGTCTAAAATTCCTATCATCTCAGACTTATCTTGTTCTAATGCACCAGAATCTGCTATAATAACACTTAGAGTTAAAGAATTTGATAGTAGATTTTCATAATATTTTAATTCCATAATCAATGATGCAATATCACGTTCAGGGTCTCCATTTGTAGGAAACACTGTAAACTTGGATATGTTAGAAGAATTGACCGAAGTATTAGACATTTATTCTAAAGTTTAAATAATGTATGTAAGTATACTGAACGTGCATATTCTGCACGATTATTAATATTATTTAACCCTGCTGAATCCATAGGTATTCCTTTTCCTGAAGTAGCATTACTGCCATTTGTCATTTGTTGTTGGGATGGTATTGGCATCATAAGAATATTTTGTTTTCCACCTTGATCATATGAAGGTTTCTGTTGTATATTTTCAACTTTTGAGTTAACTGTAGGTTGATTTTTACTAACAGGATCTGGTTTAGTTGTATTGTCCTGATATAATTTATTGAAAGATTCATCATATCCAGGTACAGCAGCATCTCCTCTGATGACATAATTATAATCTGCTTCTGTTATTTGATTTTCAGAACTATCTGCTTGTTCAGCACCGGCGCCGGAACCAGATCCAGAACCAGAACCAGATCCAGAACCAGATCCAGATCCAGAGGAATCAACTGCTCCAGTAGTTGGTTTTCCTGAAGTGATAAAATTAACAAATGCTTCGTGTCCTGCTTTCGGTGCATTAATGTGCAAATGATCTTCATAATCTTTTTCCCCCCTATTTCCAGAACCTCCCTGCTTTCCAATGACTGTCCCTGCAGATAACTGATCTCCTTCCTTAAAAGATCCAAATGCACTTAGGTGAGAGAATTGCATCTTACCTACAGAAGTATCGACAAGAACTGTTCTTCCGTATCCAGATGATTTATGCCATTCTTTCATTAAAACTTTACCGGATACAGGGAGTGGAACTGTTCCGTTAGGACCAGAAGGCATATATTGTGGTAGAACTCCCATACCATAATCTTTAGGAACACCGACCCTATATTGACCATAAGATCTTGTTACTCCCTCATCACTATGGTGAGGATTTAAATCTCCAAATCCATAGGTTTTTCCTGATTTTAGTTGCTTATTTCCACGACCATTGGAAGTGATACTTATACCGCCACTCCCTCCACCCATACCACCTACTGCAGGATCTCCCCTAACAACAAAATTATAATCTGCTTCTGTTATTTGGTTCTCGGAAGTATCACTAGAAGCTGGACCAGGGGATCTTACATCGGGGTGATCTGAAGTTTTTGCTATCTGTGAAGTATTAGACGCTGATCCATCTGGCATAATAGATCCTCCAAAAGGAGACTCTTTATTATATTTCGATAATGGATTAAATCTTGAGAGAACATTATTCTTCGGCATTCCAGTGTCTCTTGGATTGGTTGCTGCCTCCCAATGCAAGTGAGGTCCTGAAGATTTACCAGTGCTTCCAAGTTCTCCAAGAACAGTTCCTTTCTTGACTTGTTGCCCTGGTTTAACAAAAGGAGCCTTATTCATATGACCATAAAAATGCCCAATACCATTACTATCGACCCAACTTACCCAATTCCCATAACCTGCTGATGGTGAAGGTGGAGAAGTTGCTTCCACTTTTCCATCAGTAAATGCTTGTAGTGGTTCTCCAGTTTTTCCTGCAATATCAACTCCCATATGCATACCAGGAGATAGTGCAAAGTTCCTCATTCCCATAGATGAAGTAACTACGTGACCACCACCCATAGCAAGGAATGGAATTGCATGATGATTAAATCCATGTCCACCACCCATATTTCTTTTAACTCTTTCCCTAAATGCATTTTCACCTTGCCCATATTTGTCGTTTGGTTTTAATCTGGATAGATCCCATCTAGAACCATCACCTCCCCAAGTAACAGGTCCGTAATTATCTTTAGCCCCTGCAGGACCTTTCGAAGGTTCTCTTCCTGTGGAAATATTCTTTGATAGATTACCAATGTCCTTTCCCGCACCCACTTCACCGTGGCCTGCTACATTTCTAACATTAATAGAACTCTTGTTCCAACCCCAATTTTTAGCAAGAGTTGCAGTTTCTTTTGCCATTGCTTCCAACTGTTTTTCAGTTGGCCATTGACCTTTGTCTGGATTTGCAGCAAGAGATAGATTTATAGCATCACTTCTATACAAAGTTCCAGGTGTTCTTTGATTATATGGAGTTTTTTGATGCTTCTTTCCATCTCCAGTAAAAACTGTGTGATATGGTCCACCAGTCGAAGTATAATTTCCCGCAGTCCAATGGAAAACTATTTGTTTAGATTGCTTTGGCAATCCTGCTAAGTTTGCATTTGAAGATGGTTCTACGCCACCACCTCCACCAGAAGGTGCAATAGTAACTGCAATATCCCCTAATTTTGGAGCTCTTGCAGGACCTGGATTTTTTCTTCCATATGCAATTGCTCCTGGACCAACAAACCAACCAAATCTATGCCCATTTCTAACAACATATCCTATTCCATTGGCGGGAGGAGATAATGATTCTGCCCAAAAATCAGTTCTACCACCAACAAATTGAGCAGCACTTTGCTGTAATGCTGAATTTTGAATTGCTGCTGCAGTCTCTTCTATCATCTTAGAAGCTCTGCCACGACCATTTTTATGAGAATTAACAGCTGCTATTGCGCTCTGCTTATCAGATATAGCTCTCCATAAAGAAGTATCAGATTCTCTGGTTGGTTGATATTGATTTTGTGCTAAGATTAAATCTTTAATTGTTTTTCCAGTATAAACTCCCGAAGCAAGTCTATTGTAGATTGATTGAGCAACATCAGCTCTTCCTTGAGGATTTCCACTTTCAAGAGATGCGATTGCAACAAGAGTCCAAAAATCAGCATTTCCTCCAGTTACTATTGGACCTGGAGTTCCACCATCATCACCACCATCTGCTCCACCACCTTTCCTTCCACCAGAAGCAGTAGTCTCATCCCCCTTTTCCAATTCAGGGAAATTACCTTCTCTATTCTTAACTTCATAAAATATCTTTTTCTTTGCCCATTCAGTTAAATTTTTAGTTAAAGGTCCTATAATCCTTCTATTTAATCCAGGGACTGAAAATTCATCATTTTCTAATGCCTTACCAATAGTAAATCCAAGATCTTGGGCAGCTGCATCAGTTTGAGGTTTTTCAACTGATGCACCCAAAGCAATATCAATACCCATTTTTAATAATTGTCCAACAAAAGGAGTTCCCGCAAAAATAGATGAAAGATTTTGAAACCTTTGCAAACTCTTATCATCTTTTACAACAGACTCTTTTGCTTTCTTAGCAACTTGTGGTGAAATTTTTGTTGTTTTTGAAACTGATTTTTTCGAAGGAGTGGATTGTTTTCCACTGAAGAAAGATCCGATAGCACCAATTAAACCACCAGATGCTCTTTTTTCAACTGGCATTGGGTTTGCTTTATCAACAGGACCCATTCTTCCTGTCAAGTTTTGGTATATCTTTTTACCAGCCCAATCACCAATTGCCGAACCAACTGCTCCACCAACAATTGCACCAACAACAGGAATTGGAATAAGACCTTGTCCAATCGCAGAACCAACAGCAGCTCCTAAACTAGCACCTGCTGCACCTACCAGAGCACGATCTAAAGGTTCTCCCAATGCCAAATCAATACCAACACCAATCAACATTCCGATAATTGGAACTCTCTTAAAGACACCAGAATATGCTTTAATTCTTTTTATGATGCTGGCAGCAGTTTTTACTCCACCTCTACCAGCAACTGCTAAACCTGCCCTTGTAACTGCTCTAGCAGCACCTCTCTTTACAACAGATCCTGCTACCTGAGCAGCTCCCTTTACTCCTTTTTCTAATGCTTCACCACCAATCTTTTTAATTAAATTATTAAGAGGACCTTTGATTAGATTAAAGATAACTCCACCTGCTTTTTTAAATAAAAGACCAGCAACACCTGCTGCCTTACTTAAAAGTTTTCCAATTAATTTTGCTGGAGGTCCAATAATTTTTCCAGTTAGTTTAGCAAGAAACTTAATTTGTTTAGGGAATAATGTAGTTAATGTAATAATTCCAAGTCTCAATTGTTGCAAAGGATTTTCAAGTCCTTTACCAATGTCATCAAACATTTTAGTGATCATTGGCGCATAATTAAATAAGAAGTTCAAAAGACTTCCCATTAAAACATTACTAATAAATCTCCAAATCATATCAAAGAAACTAAGTTTCTTTTTAGGAACCTCTAATAATTTTCCTGCACCCTTCTTTGGATCTTTTTTTTCTAATTCTGCTTCTCTCTTAGCAGATTTTTCTTTACTTCTGAGAATTCTTTGTCTTCTTTGATCTCTTAAAGTATTTGCTAAATTAGTTCCTAGAACTCCTTTAATCTTAATCAGAGTTTCTTTAATTGCCGTTAATTCTGTAATTAAATCTCCACCATCTTTCTTTTTATCAGAAGAGGTTGCTGGTGCCGATCCTTGAGATCTAACAATAGAAGTTGATTTGGTCTTAATTAATGCACCACCACCTCCACCTTTAGAACCTTGTGGGATTAATTTTCTTGTTGATACTTGTTTATTGTCATCCTTTTTGCCTTTACCAAGACCACCAAGTGCAGATTTTACTAGATTGCCCCCAATTCCTCTTACAGCAGCACCACCAACACCTCTTAATAACCCCCTACCACCTCCCCTAACAGCAGCACCACCAAGACCTCTCATTAATCCACCACCAGCACCCCTTACTGCGGTAGACCTAACTAATGCGCCTCCACCGCCTCTGACAGCAGCACCTGCGGCACCTCTGACAGCAGCACCTGCGGCACCTCTAACTGCCGCTCCACCTAGTGCTCTTAATGCTAAACCGCCGAGTAAAGGAAGCATCTTCTATTCTCCTACATTCCCCAGATGTTATAAATTGACGCAGTAGTAACAATCGTATTTTCACTAATATCATAAGACTCAAAATAAACAATCGGGGTAGAACCAGTTTTTGTCATTCCAGTTTTTTGTTCTCCCGGTTGAGACATTGGTGGTAAGGGCATCATTGACACATTTGGTTGAGTATCTGGAGTTCCTGGTATGGTAGGAGGTTTCCCTGGTGCTACAGATGCTACAGATGCTGCAGGTGATGTTAATGTAGATCCTCCACCCCGATTTGCCAATACAGATGCTACTAATACTTTTTTCTCTAATGCTTCCCCAGTAAGCCCTTGTGCTTTACCTTCAGACCTTGCTCTTTGAGATGCTTCCCAAACTGCTTTGTTTGAATTTCCAGTTATAGTTGGATCTAACATTTTTGAAAGTTGATCCACTGACATTTTGTTAAGATCTTGTTCAGAAGCAGAAGAAGATGGAGATGAAGAAGATGGAGATGAAGAAGATGGAGATGAAGAAGATGGAGAAGGAATTAATGGAGTTGTTGGCTGTATCTTATCTGGAGATAATGTAGTCGTAGAATTTTCTGCTTTTGGTTTTGTTTGCGTATATTGTTGTTTTTCTCCAGACACCACTTTAGAAGAAAATCTTTTCATATCTTCTTCAACTGATTTCGGATCTATTTTAGCATCAATAGGACCTTGTGTTGGTGTTTGATCCTGCTTTTCATTAGGACCTGGTTTATCTCTCATTGCAGAAATTTCTTCATAACCAGCCTGACCTGGTTTTACTTGTGCGGCAAGTTTCGGATGAAGTCTAGCCCACTGCTGCATTGGAGTTTCTCCAGGTCTTCTCTGATCCTGAGGTTTCGCTGCAGTGGGTGATGCTGAAGAAGATGAAGAACTGAAAGGAGAAGATGGTGTTGGTTTTGGGGATGCAGGTTTAGTGGGTTTAAAATTACGACTACTGCGTGGGCTGTGACTAGATAATTCGGGAACTTTATTGGCAACTTTCCAAGATTCTGAAATACTATTCCAAGTATTACTTAAAGTACTTCTAATAAATCTTGCTGCTGGGTGTTGAGAAACCCTACTATTCCCAGGTCTAGATCCTCTTGAATTAGTAGGTCCTCCTTTAGGTCCAGGTTTCTGTATTGTAAGACCACCTATAGCAGGATCTCCTCTGATAACAAAATTATAATCTGCTTCCGTTATTTGATTTTCTCCAGATTGATTAGATTGATCTGCAGGAGCGGCCGCAGGAGATGCCCCAGAAGATGCTGCAGGAGATGCCCCAGGAGCTGCTGCTATATCTGCTGCAGCAACAGCAGATCCACTAAGAGCTCCTGGCTTGTTTGAAGTTGGTCCTTCGATTGTAAATCCTTCACCTGTTCCAAAAAAGTTTTTGGCGGCAACACTAAAATCAAGCATATGATTCGACTTGTGTCCCTTGACACCAGGTCCAACATCATTAAGTCTTACAACACCTCGATTACCTTTTGGACCTGTTACCACAACATTTAGAGGAACTTTTAAAGTTTTTCCACCGGGAAATCTAGAAGCATTTGCCAAATTACCCGAAGGTAGTTTAGCAATCATTGGGGGGAATGCTGCAGCAGAGAATACATTTGGCCTATAACCTTCACCCGTAGATGTTGCAGGAAGTCCCTCTTTAGTCTTATATCCGCTTGCATTAATTCCACCTAAAGAAGGATCATAATAAGTTGTCTTTGCATTTCTAGCAAGCACTTTTAAAGTACCGCTACCTGGTGAAGAACTTGAACTAGAACCTGGTCCAGGACCTCCTCCTTTTGGTCCAGGTCTACTCCCAATCAAACCACCAGTTGCTGCAGCTTGTATTTTAACATCTCCAAGATTAGCAACTCTTCTTTCAGTTGTTCCACCAAACATATTATTGATCTTATCAAGATATACTGGACCACCTAACCAGTCAGCAGCACCTTTCTTTAATACATATTCTCCTGTAGAAAGGGCAGTTAGGTGTTTATCGGGACCTAATCCAGTAACGTCAAATGAAGTAGTTTGTGAATTTACATTTCCACCTTCATTAGAAACTTTATCACTGAAAGTTAATTTCTGCTTTTGTTCTCTCGTATAAGGATCTATTGCTCCAGAGGTAGATTTCTTAATTATCTCAGGTGCTCTAACCTCTCCACCAGTAAATTGAAGATTGACAGGAGGTCCTGCTGCTGGTTTAGGTTCTGGATTTTTAGGTTCTCCAGTAATATTAGGTGCTTGAAGTTCTGGAGCTTGTGGAATATTAGGAATATTCGCAGGTCCTATTTGAGGAGAACCTGGAAGCATTTTTAATGCATTATTTAAAAGACCAATAAATGCATTTAGTGCAGAATTAATGGAATCGATAAAGCTTCTCACTGGTTGAACAACCATTTTATCAATAAATTGTATAACTGTATTAAAGAACCCAGTTATTCCGTCAATCAAACCTTGTATAGGTTTGAGAAGTATCATAGGATTTTCTAATACGGACCACAACCAATTAACCAAAGATCCCATCAAAACATTCAATAAAAAGTTTTTAATGGTATCAAAAATACTTGTGAATGGTTTTGTGACCTTTTCGATTAATCCTAGACCTTTTTTCTCTTCTTTTTTTTCTAAATCCTTTTCTCTTCCTCCCTTTTCCCCTTTCTCTCTTTCTCTTCTTGAAAGTTCAGATCCTTTTTTATCAGCAGAAGACTGTTTTTGCAATATAGAAAGAATACTGTCCGTTAATCCTCTAATTTCTTTTACAATATCCAATAAAGGACCATTTAAAAATTTTTCAATATCTCCAATCTTTTTTGAATTATCATCTACTTGTTTTTCTTGATCTTGGTTTTCTTCTTCTTGCTCTGGTGGTTTATATTTTGCCAAAGAACCACCAGAGCCTGGCAATAACTTCAAAGGATTTGTGATTGGTTTTTGATTTACCCCTTCACCCTGAGGTTTTTTATTAAAAAAGGAATCTGTATTCACAGTCTTCTTAGGAGCAGTGAACTTAGATTCCTTTAAATTTTTTACTCTCTTATATTCATCGGTAAGTTTCATCGCCTGTTCCGATGAAAACTTACTATCATTCATTCTTGCTTCGACCATCTTCTCTTTGAGAAGAGTTAAATATTCTTCTTGATCAAGGTCGAAACTATCCTCTAACCCAAGAATTTTGGCAACCTCAGGATCTACTTCTTCTGTTTGTTTTTTAGTAGGATCCTCGACTGCCATTTATTGTTTTTGTTGTTGTTTTTGCTTTTCTTCTTCTAGATGCTGCTCTAGTAACATAACATAAACGTCACGTTCCCAAGGCATCATATTTTCAATTTCAGTCAATGAATATTTATGATACTGCATCAAAGCAAAATTCAACTTATAATAATTCTCAAGGTCCATATGGACCATTGCTACGCGAAAAAACTTGATAGCCCTTCAAGTGTTACAGTGCTTTCAACATCAGTATTTGGATTTGTAATTTTAACTTCGTGAGAAAGTTTAGGCATCGTCTCAAAGAACTTTTCAATTTGTTTAAATTGTGATGAGTTCATTTGATCTAAGAAATCGACAAGTTCTTTCTTGGTCACATCAGATGCCGACCAAACTTCTTCTTCGTTATAAATCTTAGATATACAAGAAACAATCAAATCAAAAGACTGATCCATATTATTTCCAGAAGAGAAATCAAAATTACTCTTAATGAATTGATCTAAAGATGGGTACTTCATCTCCATCATCAAAGTATCATCAATCTTAATTTGATTAGTATGCTCTTCATTTTTCTTGACTTTAATATCATCTACAGCAATCTTAGTTAGTACTGTAGACTCACCGTCATCTGGACAAATTAAATTAACTTCAATTTCTTCACCAACTGATTTTCCACGAATATTAAGGAACAAATATTCAATATCGAATGTAGGTAGAGTCTCAACTTTAATTCCTTTCGATTGAATGCAATTTTTAATAACAGTTTTAATTGCATTAGTAATTTCTTTTGTATTTTCACTTTCAAGAGCAAGAACAAGAAGTTTTTCTTCTCTTACTAAGAATGGTCTATATTTAATCGTTTCTTCGGTTGATGGCAATTCCAACTCATAAGTCGGAGTAGAAATCTTTGGTAAAGGCATAATCTCCTATACAATTCAGGTGTTTTATTTAGTTAGAAAGATTTAAAAAAATACCATTAAACACTAGGGTTAGTAAAATTAGCAAAAGAAAGATCTAACTTAGGAGGGTTAGCATAGTCAACTTGTGTCAGGTTCTTATCAAAAGCACCAGAAAAACTAGTATTAGTAAATGTTCCTGGAGAATAATTTCCAAGATTTAACTGTAAATCAGAAGAATATGCTTTATTGAATATTGCCTGATTTTCTGGACTAAATGGGTCAAATGTTCTAAAGGCATTTTGAAGTCCACCAGTTGCTGAATCGGATCCAGTCACTGCATTAGGTACTCTAGAATCATTGCCGCGAAAAGGACTGAAATTATTATCCATTACATACCTAACATAAGAGAATGAAACAGTAATTTTTAATAAGTCACTTGCATCATAAGATATTGGAGTCGAAACTATATTAATTGGAAATGCTTTTATAAACTGATATCCAAGTGTTGGTTTTGAAGAATTTTTAGATACATCCTTTTCAAACTTAACCAAGTGAATATCGCTTTTATACCCACCAGGACCATCAGGATATGTCATTCTATAAAAAGTTGCTGGATTTTTGTATTGTTCTGAAGTAAAGTATTGTCCCTCACCAACAATGTAATTCATCCATCCCTGAAAATATTTAATAACTGCATATTCATAATCAACATAAAAAGTCAAGTCAATAGTATCATCATAAATTCTACGATATACCATTTTTTCGGTAGATCCGTGATAATCATTATTAACTTCATGTGTTGCCAAACTAGATCCAGGAAGACTTGCTTCACAACAAGCAAGATTAATCATTTCCTTATGTCTAGTTTGACTAACTCCTCTGTTAGTAACGAAAGAATTTACTGCCGGATTTGTTAATACCTCTACCATATAAACAGAAGTTTGTGCCGGACGCATCAATTTCTGTTTAATTTCCGAAACCTTATAATGCTTTGGTACAGCTCCTGCCATTAGGATAAATATTTTATTATATATTATGTAGTCAGGATATGAGAGATCGGGAAAGTAAATATCATCAAGGAAGATTTCATCCACAAAATCCTCAAAAATATAAAGGAGATCCAAGAAATATTATTTACAGGAGTTCTTGGGAACTTCGATTTATGAGATATTGTGATAGAAAGGTAAATATTTTAGAGTGGGGAAGTGAAGAATTTTTTATTCCTTATGTTGATCCAACAACTAATAAGGTCAGAAGATACTATCCAGATTTTATTATCAAGGTTCAAGAGCAAAATGGATTGATTAAAAAATATTTAATTGAAGTCAAACCAAAAAAACAAACCAGACCACCTGTTCGTTCTCCAAAAAAACAAAATAAAACCTATATAACTGAAGCACTAACTTATGAAAAAAATGTTGCTAAATGGAGAGCAGCAAAAGAATGGTGCGATGATCGAAGAATAGAATTCAGAATTATCACAGAGGACGAATTGGGTCTATAAATATACATAAAGAACTTTATCGTCAAAATGTCAATAAGGAATAAATCACATAAAGTTCTTCAGTCCCTTGCGCGTAGGGGGAATTTCTGATGCCTTTTTGGAGTAAAACAAGTACAACTCTAGATAATGGCGTAATGTATGTAAATAATACATACAAAGATGCGAATGGAAATAATTTATTATCGACAATAAAATCAAGCAATAGTGCAGAAAACTATCTTCCAGTTAGTACCACTTCAACCAACTCAATCGTTAAAAATTTGAAGTATGCTGTTCAAAACGACGGAAAAATAACATATTTGTATACTGATCCAGCAGGAGGATCAAGACAATTTAACAGTCTTCAAGACTTAGCAAACGCTCAAATTCCAGGATACACCGGAACAACAACTGATTTGCTAAAAAATAGTATGCAAACGAATTTGAGTGCTGCAGCTACTAAAACAAATGCAGGTTCTCCACCCGCAGCTGCTCCTGATGGTCCAGCAGCAACAGCAACACCAAATAGTGGAGCAACCTCTAGTACCTCTAGTGATTTTAATTATAATCCAAACAACGCAGAGCAAGCAGCAAAACTTATAGGAACACGTCTAAACAAGTATGAAGATGGCAGTCCTTTAATATACCCATTGAAAAGACAAGGATATGGTGGAGATTATATTTCTTTTGAAATTAGAACTTATCAAAAATCTGGCCTAGCATCTCCAACTGCACAAGGTAGAACAGATACAAAAGATGTAACTCTAGTTGGTATGGAAAAGAGGCAAGCTAAAACATTAGCATATATCTACTTACCAATTCAATCTGGCATTTCTGACTCAATGTCTGTTGATTGGGGAACTGGAGAATTAAGTCCTATTACTGCAGCATTTGCAAATATGGCATACAGTGTCATTAATAGGGCAGGACAAGGAGATATAGGAAATTATGCAAAAGGAGCAGTAAAAGATTTTGGTAATGTTCTTAAAGGATTTGGAAATGCTAGCCCAGAACTAAGAGCAATGATGATAAACTACTTCGTGGAGCAATCAGTTGGTGTTAATGGATTACTTTCCAGAACAATCGGAGGGGCGATAAACAATAATCTTGAATTACTTTTTAATGGTCCAACATTAAGAAGTTTTACTTTTAACTTTAAACTTACTGCAAGAGAACCAGATGAAGCAGTTTTAATTAAAAATATTATTAGATACTTTAAGAAAAGTATGGTTCCTGGATTATCTCAATCAAAACTATTTCTCTTAGCACCTAATGTATTTAAAATTAAATACGTATATACTGGAAAGGGAGACGTTGCAACAGGGCATCCATATCTAAACAAAATTAAAGTTGCTGCTTTAAGAGATATGTCTATTAATTATACTCCCGATGGGAATTATATGACATATCAAGATGGTTCAATGACTCAGTATGATTTAAGTTTAACCTTCGGTGAAATTGATCCTATCTACGAACCAGATTATTATGAAGGTGAAGGATTAGAAGGAATGGGATGGTAAAAAATGGCATACTACTTTAGATACATACCAAATTTAGAATACATCAACAGAAATAATTCTGAGGATCAAATATCGAATTATATAAAAACAAAAAATTTATTTAAGAGAGGTGTCATTCGAAATGATATTTTTTCAAATCTATCTTTTTTCATAAAGTATGATATTATTG